TATTTTTTTCTTATTTTTTAGGATTTTTTTCTTATTTATTTAGGATTTTTGATAATATCAAAATGATATCAAAATGATATTATCAAAATTTTCATAATATCAAAATGATATCAAATTGATATTATCAAAATTTTCATAATATCAAAATGATATCAAAATGATATTATCAAATTAAGCATTTAAAGAGAAAATTATAATTAATACATTATGGATAATAAATATAAGACCACTATTAATAACAAACGTATTTATGAATTTTATAAATCAAACCCTAATATTAGTATAGAAACAATGAACCTTATTCTATTAGATTTTTTAGACTCTATTGGTAAGGATCTAACTTCGGTAATGAGAGACAAGGCTATCGATGAACTATCTAATAATATTAAAGACATTAAACAACAAGTATCCGTTCTTAATGATGGGTTTTATGTAAAACTACACGAGTACAATAAAGAATATATTGACACAATGAAAACATATATATCTTTATCATCCTCTGAAAATAGAGACATCATTATTCAACTATTAAACAAAAATACAGACGTGTTTATCGAAAAGATTAGTCAAACCGCACCAGAGACAAATGTAATATTAAAAGAAAATATGGATATTCTTAGAACCACAATATCCAAAGACATTAAAGAATTTGTCTCATCATATAATCAATCAACGGATATGAAGGAATTTGTCTCTCTTATTGATTCTAAAATCCTAACAATTCAACAGTCATTATATAGCGTTGTCTCTGGTAATCAAGAAAATCTTTCAAGTAAATTAGATTCTATTAAAGAGAACGCAGTTGTTAGCCAACACACCAATGATAAGGTAATGAACGAATTAAATGACTTTCTATTCAAATATAAAACATCTAGCCAACAAAAAGGTGCTGTATCTGAAATTCAATTACATTATCTACTTAACAAAATGTATCCTACAGCAGAAATTGTTGATTCACATGGAGAGACATCTTGTTGTGATTTTATTATTAAACGAAATGGTAAAGACGATATTCTTATTGAGAATAAAAATTTTAACCTATCTGTTGACAATAGAGATATTACTAAATTCTTATTTGATGTAGATAAACAAAAATCTCACGGAATCATGTTATCACAACACTCTGGTATTACGGGGAAACCTGACGGGTTTATTGAATTAAACGGAAATAAAATCCTCATGTATCTACACGAGGTTAACTATAATGCTGACAAAATACGTATAGCAGTTAATACGATTGACCATTTATCTGTAAAATTAAATGAAATCTCTGGAGGGGAAGACGAAAGTCTTTGTATTACAAAAGACGCATTATGTAGAATCAATGATGAATATCAAATGTTTTTAAGTCAAAGGTTATCTCTTCACAATGTTCTTAAAGATTTTAATAAAAAAATGAATTCTCAAATTGAATCTATCCAACTACCAACATTAAATACATACCTAAGTGATAAATTTGCCTCTGTTGAAAATAAAGTTTTTGTGTGCGAGAATTGTGAGATGACGTTTAAATCTAAACGAGCTTTAACATCTCATAGTAAAGTTCACGCTAAAAAACAGAAGACAATTGAAGATAAATCTTAAGTTTAATTTCTTTATGAACACTTATATTTGGGATTTAATACCAGTTTCTGTACAATTTACCGCCAAATTATACGCCAGAAATTATTTATTTTCGGTATTTAATTATTAAGGAATACCATTAATTTTTCTTGTCTTTACACCTTTAACATTTCAAATGCCGATTTTAATATTTACATCTTTTATTTATACTTTTATCTCCAAGTTGTGATGACCTATAAAGATTTCTATGTGAAACATTATTTAATACCTTTTTTGTTAAATGTGTTAATTTGGTTTCATCATAATTACTTCTAAACTCGATTTCACTAATAACTAAAATCATATTGTAATACAAACGCGTGTGTTTTTCCATTATATTTACCATAAACTACTGTATGTCTTAAATTTTAATTGTTTAAAACTAGAAAATGATCACACAAATCATCCGCAATTTATTAATTCAATGTCAAAATCAAATTCTTTAGATAATTTAGTTATTCTTGTTTCATAGTATTAAAATGATATTTTAATGACTAGTATTTTAGAATACGAAAAAGAAGATATTAGACAAAATCAAAGGGTGATTTAAAATTGAAATAAAAAAAAAATAAAATATATGCTATGCATAATTTTTATATAAAAACAAATGACGGTTCGCCTGGTATGGCAAAATATGGTTATGTAAAAGGTAATGAGACAAATTTAAGTAACCGTATTCATGATTCTTGTGAAGAACATCCCGAACTATCAACATTTATATATATTTTTAAATTTGAAAAAAATGAAAAATATATATACTATAAAGAAATAGATAAAATAGTGTCGCTTATTGGGTCTGATATAAAAAAAATAGAAATAGTTGAAGATAGATATAATATTAGTTTACCATTATTAAGAATATTAAATAAATACCTCATAAAATCAGAGACAAAGCAATCAAATGAATTCGTGAGTAATGAAGGAATTCCAATATTATTAGAAGTATTAAAAGAAGAATTTCCACTATTAGGATTAGACCTAATTAAAGAATATACTTCAGAAGAAATAAAAAAAATAAACAATACTTCAAAAGAACAAAATAAAACAAAAGTCAAAGAAGACTATCACGAGTTAATAAAATGGTACGAAGAAATGAGGAAAAAAATGAAAGAACCTTTACTAATACAAAAACACATATTAGAGAAATTTTTGAATTATTACAAAATAAATCATATTGGACATATAATAGAATGTTGTGGGTTAGGTAAATCATTTTTAGCTATATATTGTAGTAAAATTCTTAATTATAAGACTATTTTAATTGGAACACCCACTGTATTTTTACAAGAACAAATGATAGATGAAATAAATGATATAATTCCTAAATTTAAGGTATTATTAAATGGTGGACCAAATGAATCTACTATTGATACAATTATGGAAATAATGAATACAGAGAGAGACGTTCCATTGTTTATTATATCAACATATTCATCATGTCATAAATTGTCTCATATATATTTTGATTTTAAAATAGGTGATGAATGTCATCATTTATCTGGAATTAATAGTTCAGATAAGGGATATACAATGTTTCATACAATTCCTTCAAATAAATCATTATATATGACTGCGACTAAAAAAATAATACACTCAAATAATAATGAATTAAAAGTATACAGTATGGATAATGAAAATATATTTGGAACTTGTATTGATGAAAAAACAGTAAAATGGGCAATTGAAAATAAAGTTATTACAGATTACAAGGTAGTAGTTATAAAATCAAATGTAGAAACAATTGATGATATAATATCTGAATTAAATATAGTATTAGATGATAAACATATAGAATTATTTATATCTGCTTATATGACTCTTAAATCATTGGAAACATACGAAGATTTAACTCATATATTATGCTATACAAATACTAAAAAAAACTCTGAATTGGTAAAAAAATATATTGATTTATTATTAGATAAAAAAATATTTAATTTGAATAAAGATGATTTTTATAATAAAGCATTACATTGTGATAGTAAATGTAAACTTAAAAATGAAGTAAATCATATGAAACGAATGCCATATGGGGTTATATCTTGTGTATATATATTTGGTGAAGGTTTCAATCTCCCAAAATTAAATGGTGTTTGTTTTGTAGAAAATATGGTTTCTACAATTCGAATTATTCAATGTTCAATGAGACCATGTAGAAATGATGAAGACAATACATCAAAAATGGCTTATTTATTAGTACCATTTATCGATAATGACAATTTTAATGATGAAACAAATTCACATAAAAAAATAAGATCCATTGTAAGCAATCTGGGAATTGAAGATGAAAATATAGAACAAAGATTAATTGTAGAAATAGTGAAGAAATATAAGAAAGGAGAACAAAAAAAACCAGAACGTTCGCATTAAGACTTAGACGAAGTAAAGATTTAAAATGTAAAATGAGCGAAGAAGAAGAAGAATATTTATATCATAAAGCAGTTCTTCAGAATTTAAATTCAAAACATGAATATGATTCATTTAAATATGATGATAAAATTCAGGATATTGAATTATATTTTAAAAAAAAAGGTGTATGGCCAGATAAAGGATGGTATGATTTACTTAGCATTGATACAAGTATTTACCCAACAACAAAAGATGAGTGGAAAAGCAAATGTAAAGAAAAAAATATTCAAAGTATGATGGAATATAAAAGGTACTGTGAGATAGAAAGTGATTTACCATTAGAACCAGATAAATTATATAAAGATTGGAATTCTAATATTGAAACAGAATTGGGAATTACACGCCCTCGGCGCCGTTAGGCATTGCTTCGTTGCTGAGTTCTTGAATATATTTTTTATACAACTCATCCGCATTTTTTACTGCTTGCTGATGCTCCTCGATCTCTTGGAACATTGGGTTCAAATCGTCAATGAGTTTCTTGTTCTTTGGGAGTTTGATTTTTATTCTTTTTAAAATCTCTTTATTTAGATTACCATTTTTTCCAATACTACCATTACCATATTTACTAAAATTATTAATTGATAATAGATAGTATAGATACATTCTGGATAAGGTTGCAATTTTTGAATTTATTATCACAATTGCTTCATTACAATACATATCACATCCAGCGATTCCTAATTTACCAATAGATAGTTTAAATGACATTAAAATGCTACCCTTTTTAACTTTTCGATTCAACATGGTTTTTTCACCATCACTAGTTATATGTTTTTTAGTATCATAAATATAATTATTATTTAACTCTGAAACAGAACACCATGGAATTGTTCCATTCCAATATTCATTGATTTTTGTGTTTGGAGTTGAACCAGTATTTAAATTAGTTATATCTTTAAGTTCAACCTCTTCACAATCTTCATTATCGCAAATGAATTGAATTCGTTCTTGAATGGTTTTCTCCAACTCTTGAATACGAGTTTGTTTCTCATTCTTCTCATTATAGGGTTGTGAAATCTTATCTACCCAGTATTGGATTTTCTCGGGGTTCTTGGGAACGGGGATTTTCATTTTTTTAAAACTATCCATATTAATGTTTCTTTGAATACTGCCGACTGTCATATTTTCATAAATATATTGTTGCATATAATCAGAAGTGATTAGATAATTAATAAGGTCTTGCTTTTCATCATCATAACAATGAAGACTTAATCCACTATCATTAAGATAGAATGACGTATTTATAATTCTTACACATGTTTTAGACATAGCATATCGAGAAATAATCATTGTATTTACGCTACGATTTGGTTCTGAAGTATAGAATGTTATGTCTCCTCCTCCATAAACTGGTATTTCACCCTCAATATTATGTTTCTTTGTAATTCTTGTTCCAAGACGAATTTCACACAAGTCTTTCATTTCAATCATCTCATAACCTTCACCACATACGATTTCTGTTTGGTTGTAGTCTTTGCCATTCAAACTATAAATAGGGTTCTGTTGCAACTCTTGAATTGTGGCGGTAGAGACCGCAAATTCTTGACATCCGCTAATATCTCCCGCCATTTCACTGAGAACCAAACAACCATTTTGTTCTTCGATTTTGTTTTCCATATATTTTATAACCTCGAGTTTACTAAACTTAATTTCGCTTGTTTTCTCTTCCGTGTTGTCAAAGATAACGAGTGATGTTTTGGTGGTTGTGTTCTCAAATTGGTCTGCTGGAATGCTGACCACTTCTCGGACATTGAAATTTTCGATCAAGCACTTGCGAAGGTCTTTATATTTCTTGTCAAACATTACACCTTCTTTCAAGACCCCTGCACATGTTCCTCCACTATCTAGAGTCGCCATAAGAAGGATTAATGAACAACTTTCCTTATCTTTTCCGGTTAAATGATGTTCTTTTGCATAATTTATAATAAGTTCGCTGCAAGTATCAATCGACACTTTATCTTTCTCTTTATTGTTTTTTTCTTTACGTTCTTCTGAAGTAATATGTTTAAGTTGTTCTGAATATTTTTCTTTGAGTTCAGGTGAACTCAAAATATGTTTTTTTAAAATATCGCGTTTTTCTTGCGCCTGTGATTTTTTATTTTTATCACCACCATATGGAGGATTGGTTAAAATATATTTATATTTATGTGTAAATTCAGTTTTAAATGAATTTTTATAAGCAATGTTTTCCATATTTGGAAGTTGTCCGGTTAGACAAAATATTTCAAGTGCAGCGGCTTTTAACACATCTTCATTTATATCGTAATGAAATATATTATGAACATTTGAAGACCAATCTATGTCATAATATTGACTCATATAATTTACAAATCCAGTCGTAAAACCGCCTGAACCACCAAACATATCAATCATAGAAGGAAATGTCCCATCCTCATTTAATTGAGGATTTACTTTACTAATTGAGAAATCAACTAAAAGACGATTTGTAAAATACGCTCCTAATTCACTAATTGCGCTTTCATCTCTTCCTACAAAATATTCATATACTTTGCCGGAAAGTAATACATTTGACTCTTTTTCAATGCGTGTAATATCATTTATTTTTTGAATCAACACACGAAACACGTCCGACCTAATATTTTTGGGAATTTCATAAAATATAAATTCTTTTAGTAATGGGTTATCATATAGTTCATTAAGTAGACCATTTACAACATGCTCGTTGAACTCTTCGTCAGTTAAATTGGTTGTCTTATCTAATAAGGACGAAAACCAATATTCTTGACCAAGACCGATTACTTCATTCAAATGATGTTCTTCTAACTTTTTAATTCCATAAAATATATTGAAAATTTTTAATGCTCCAAGACCATAACCACCACCAGAATTACGTAGAAAATTATGAATAGAGTGAATATGCTCTTTTAATGATTCATTGTTTGAAATTGTGTATTCTTCACTGAGAGAAGTATCTTTCATTATGGTTTCATTATCTTTAACAATATCTTCAATTTTATTTGTTTTATATTTTTCTTCTAATTCTTCTTTTGTTAATTTTTCCAATTGTAACTTAAATAATTCTTTTTTATCTTTATGCTTACTTGTTTTCAAGTGAGACTTATGATGAGATAGTTGGTCGGGTTTAGAGTCGCAAATCATACATTTATATTGTTGAGGCATTTTATATGTTATATAACTATTTTTTAATTCAATTTTTAAATTATTATAACATTTTTTATGTTATAATAATTTAATTCAAATACGGTAAAAGATGTGTAGTTAAAACGGAAAGTCAAGAAGTATTCAAAAAATATACTGGTATATTTGCTATTTCTCTAAAAGGTATTATTGGGTATCAGGTATTGATAGTAATAGAATTGTTGATTTTATTAACAAGTTTATAAATGGAAAATATAAATTTATTATTTTAGATAATGCCAGCAGTCATAGGAATCAACTTGTAAAAGATGTAATTAAAAAGTATAATAATTTATTATATGCTGTTCCATACAAATGCAATAGAGGGATATTTTAATGTATTGAAATCACGATTACAAAAGAAAAAGGGATTAACCTATAATAAATAATCTA